CAAACGCAGCACGCGTTTGATCATCAGCAGACAGAATGACTTTTTGAATGTTCTCAGCCATAAGCTTATTTTCTGTTCAGGATAGGCAGCGCCGCGTCTTCCATGATCATGAGGCTTTCCAGTATTGCCTGGTGTTTTTTGCGTTTGATGCGCATCATGTTGAGTGTGCTCTCGATAGACGGACGATCTATTCCAAAGTAATGGCCGGTCATACCATCCACCCTCCAGCAACGGCGCAGTGAAATGAATATATGCACCGCTTGTTTATTCTCAGGCCATACGGCAAACAATCCGTCGTCATCGCCCCCTTCTTCTTCAAGCTGATCTTCCCACTCTGCGATTACTTTTTCCCATTCAGCAGGATCAGCCGCACGCTCATCTGGCTCAACGTTATGGCTGGCTGACCTTCCCTGAGCCGCCCAATGGCGGGCGGCATCGGCTAGTTTTTTCTGGCTGCAGCCTTGCCGTGACTGCATTCAACATATGCAGCCACCAGAGCAGAGCGCACATATGGAATGTTGATCAATTTGTCGCGTAAGTCGTCATTAAAATCAATCGGCTTACCTTCAGCGTCACATACGCCAGTACAGTTAAACAATACTTGGCGCAATAAATCCACATCCGTTCCGCCATCCTTATAGATAGCATCTAGTTCTTCCTGAGTAATCAATTCGAATTCAGCCGTAAAGGTATTTTTCTTGATCTTGCCGCCGTCTTGCGGAACGTTGACAGACACTGGCCATTCGACCAATTTTGGTTGGTCTTCGATTTTGAACATGGTTTTCTCCTGATTGATTTTTAAATTTGTGTTATTTGTTACGGGTAATCACAAGGATCACCCTTGCTGACTTATCGGGTTATTGCGTCTTAAACGTCCACTCGCTATTACCAGCGGAAGTCGGCTGCAGCACCAAGTCCATATTCAGCATGACGGTATTGCCGTTCTCACTTTTGGTTGGATTGGTTAACTGTACCTGCCCGGCATCAATCAGCACTTTATTTCCTGCAGTAGTGCCATGGACGAGCGCCAGTGCTCCGGTGGTTTCTGCCCTGCAGATGCTCTCAAAATCCTTGGCGGCTACGGTCGGCAGTTCGATCACAACTTTGCCGGTGCTTTTTCTATCGTTAAACTGCATGCGCTCTGAATTCGGGCGGTTGATGTAATCAATGGTATTACCCTGGGTGAGGGTGAGGGATTGGAATGCTGCTGCAAAGCCGTGCAAATTGAAGGTGGTGTTCTGTTTGTTCATTGCGAGCGGCTTCTGGAACGCGGTCAGCACGGGTGTACCGAATGCGACGGCAGTAATGCCGCCGTAAAGCCCTTCGAGTGTGATATGCGCGACCGGTACTTGCCCCTCGTTAAAGCGCAGTTCCATGGTGCCATATGCACCTAATATCTTGTGCAGCTGGCCATCCCAATTGAAGTAACTGGTCACGGACTCTTCACCTGTAGTGATGAGTGCATAAATGGTCGGGCCAGTGGTAGGCGTAAGTGTTTCAGACATGGCGCAACCCCGCATGATAGGGCTGTATCCTGGCTTGGTCGCTACAGCACCTGAGCCTGCCAGCTCGATATCGAACTCCAGTTTCATGGTATCACCGACTTTGATCTGTCCCTGGTGACCGAAAAATGGTAGTGCGTTGTTCCGTTCGACGTAACGGATATTGGATGAAATATTAAAATTCGACACCAGCATGTCGTCGGTACCGACTACCGGCACCGCATCCACGCCGTAGCTACTCTCGACCTTGACTTGAATGATCTTTCTTCTTGATCTGATTGGCATTACTTATCTCCTCGTTTATTTTTCTTACGTGCCGGCTGCGTTATCTGTTGCCCTGGTTTTTCGGGTTCTGGTTCTGGTTTTGTCTCTGCTGGTGGTCTGGCTGGCTTGATCAGTAAATGTTCACGCCCCGTGTGAGGTCTCAGCTTGCCGGTTTCAGGATCAATCATGTATGAGCCGCCCACGCCATGGCATTCGTCTGGTTGTTCTGGCTGCGGGTTAGGTTGCTCATTTTCCGAGGGATCAGCCAGTCGACGCTGGCCGGTCTCGGGATCGAGAATATACGAGCCGCCCATGCCGGAATATTTATCCATCGGCTTCTCCATTATTTCTGAGCAGCACGGATAAACAGTTCATCCAGCTGCTCATCACTGAGCCCAAGCGCCACAGCAACGGCAGCAATGTATGGGCTACTCCTTACCAGCTTGCCACCATACTCCCAGCGAATCTTGAGCTCAGCATCATTCGACTGGGCGATATAATCATTGACCATATCGAGCAGTCCTGCTTCAAGCAGAGCGATGCGTGCCTGGTGGGCATGGACTTCCTGCGGTACCGGATTGGGTTGGCTAGACATGTCCTCTTCAGTGAGTACGTAGATACCCGACTCATCTACGAGGATATCTTTTGGCTCCGGATACTCCAACGCTTGTTCATACGTTAAATCATCAATAATGGCCATGCTGAATCCTTATAGGTTATATACTTCGACCAGGTAACTTTCTATCGTCATCGGCTCGCATGAATACATGCCTAATGCCAAAGCAAAGTTGCGGTTAACAGAAAAATCGAATGCAGAGACAACAGGGTTGTTTATTGAGGGACCAAATCCCCCTACCATATTATCCGCCAGCCCGATTTGGGACTGATTGGTGCCGCGCATATGTATGCGCGCCTGGAATCGGTATGAACTCATATTGATCAAGTTATTCACTTCAGATATTTTCAATGCCAGCGTGCGGTAGGATAGTGATTTAGGATTCGCGCTATTTTTAAGCGATACCAAGGCATCGGCTTTTATGATGGAATTGGGCCCTAACGGTGCGATGGTCGCCAAAATGTAATTGATCACTATATTGCCCAGAGCCATAATCGGCGCTGCCTGCGAAGCAAATGCGAGATCGATCCCAATCTTATTGCCAGTCACATCAGCATCCAAACTGATAATTTTATGGATGGCTAATCCAATCCATCCCGCGCTGGCTGTCACAATAAAAATATTCGCACCGATCGCATCAGCAGCAGTCAATCCATGAGGGCCTGCGCCTGCTAGCAGCACCTTACCTGCGCCGTTATCGGATACCGTTATGCCAGTAAAGGTAGTCGCTGGGGTAATCAGTTTGACCGGCACGCCACTGTAAGCCTGCAGCGGAGCACCCGATGGGCCGGTGTCTCCTTTCGGCCCTTTTATGCCAACGTTAGTTATTTCAATAGCCATGTTTAAATCGCCTCCTGCACGATAATCTGGAACGTTTCCGTGCTCTCGACTGCCGACCCTGGGTCGGTGTAAGTCACGTCGCCAAACAACACACCGAGCGGCCAGGCAGAGGTATTGGCCACCGACATGGTGTACTCACCTGCTGCCGCACTGGTAACGGAAACCGATGGCGTGGCGATGACATTACCGGCGTTATCCTTGATCTTGGGTGTAATGGTGTAGCCGGTAAGATTGACAGGCGAACCGCTGCCATCTTTGGCAATGACTGCAACCGAGAAGGTATCGCCTTTCTTGATATTGATCTTCACTACATCTGCAGCGAGGCTATTGACATAGCCGTTAGGAGAGCGTGAGTCTGTGCCTGAGCTATAGGTATAGCTCCCGCCCACGCCCGCATAGATGTCGTTAACAATAACGTTCTCTACCGTCATTAAATTAGCTCCTTACTATAAAAGACTGGTTTCATCAGTCCTGAACTGGATAACAAATTCTTTGCTTACAATCGCAACAGGTTTTTCCAGCATGCCGCGGGTGCGCCTGGTTTCCCCCTCGGTCAGGTCGATGGCCATATTGTTAACGGTGCGATCAGACATGATCAGGTTATAGGCCTCGATCAGTGGCGCATCAGCAAGCGAATAAGGCGCACTACCCTTGATCAGGATCATGAGCCGGATGGTCAATTGGCGATTGGCGATGCCGAGCGCGGGTAGCTCTGGCGTTAGTTCATCCCCCTCCTCGATCACTACTGCCGGAAGCTCACCATTCAAGGCTGAATCCAGATCTCGGAAAACTGAACTGGAGGCAATCGTCGTCATCGCACCCGATGCTGCCAGTTTGGCGTAGAGATAACCCATCATCTGTTCAACGCGGCTGGCCATTACACCTCCTCGAGTTGCAACAGCGTCATACCCGCTCCGTCTGGCTGAGGTGCGCTTGCTACCTGGTAATGGGTGTTATTAATAGTCAGTGCCGTCCCTTTTATTACCGCTGAAACGTCAGCACTTCTGCACTGAAAAGTAGGATTGCTGCCACCGATCACATTGCTGAATTCAGCGTATTGATTGCGGAAAATACCGTCTACCGCCACGCCTTCGATAAAGGCAGTGGCGTTGGCCAGGTGGCGGATAACCGCATCATTGGCCCTTTTTTCCAGCGCTGCAAAGCGTGTTGTCATTACGCACCGACTGCGACATAGGAACCGAGCTTCATCAGCACGGTTGCGCTTGGATTAGCTGCAGCCACTACCGCAATGCCGACGCATTGTTGTGCTGAGGCGGTTTTGTTCACGACCTTGTTAGTCGCATCCCAGAACAGCCGGTCACCGACTGAAATAGCTAACGCGCTGGTTTTGGCAATCTCGACCACGCCTTCAGTGGCAAAGGAACCAGCGACGCCACTGGTCACGTTCTCTGTCGCCACACCAAACAGACCGGTACCGAACAGATATCCCACACCTGAGGCGACATCTGCACCGGGTGCGAGCGATAGAACATTGCCATCCTGAATATAATTGTTCATTCCTCAATTCCTCCGTATACGGGCGGATACAAGATTCGCCCTTCGTTAATCAGCCTGATCAGGCGCCGTTATTTTTGTAGAGACCGCGGTAATCGATTGCCTTGGCTGCGAAATCCAAGCGGGCTTTGATCTCCATGCCATCCACATCGAAACCTTGACGAGTTTCGATATAGACGCCGTTTTGCCCTTCGAGGTAGCAATACTCAATGGTATCGATCGAGGCGTTGTCCGCAGCGAGATACCAGGATTTGTCACTGGTGGCATCCAGCCGGGCTTCTGAAATCACTTCCAGTGCTCCGGCAAACGGATTGAAGTCGCTTGATTTGGCTGCAACGTATTGCTGACTGACGAATTGTGCCGCAATGGTTTCCAGTGCAGCAGGTACAATCAGGAAACGCGGGAGCAGATTCATTACTGCGCCTTTGGGCGTAGTTTGCTTGCGCATCATCTTGCGCCCAGTCCCTAGTGAATCGATACTGATTACAGTGCCGGTACCAGTCAAATTGGCGTGCGTGTTGTGGAACAGCGCAACACCATCCGATAGCGCAGCATTGGCTGTCAGAATGCCGTACACAATGTCACTTTCGTAATTGGCAGCGGCCATCGCAAACATGGCCGGAATGCGGGTAAAGGCGCTGAGGTCGTCATTGATGATTGCCTGGCGGGTGAGGCCAATGATTTTGCCCACGGTAGCGAGCTGATAAGTTTCCTTGCCGTCAGTAATCGCGCCCCGTTTGAACTCACCATTCTCGTTCACTGATTCCAAGGCAGGCGCATCGGAAAGGTTCACGCGGCTCATTGACTTGAAATCAGGAGCGGTTGACTGCCGAGCCCATGCCTGGAAAGTGCGCGGTGCAGCTTCATAGGCTTGACGCAATGTTTTATTGGCCACATTGGCCAGAATGTTCGGAAAATCGGAGGTGCCCTGGAATGCACGCGAGGCAATTTGCATGCGATCCAGGCCGCGTGTCTTTTCACCTTTTTGTTCCAGCGTATCCCGCACCAGTTCGATCAGGCTCAATCCTGCATATTGCCGTGCACCGTCTGAGAGTTTATTATTAGGACGGTAACGGTGCATAAGCGCTTCCGCTACCAGTTCACGCCGGGTATCAGTTTCGTCAGTGATAGTGTGAATGTCCGCCCGGCTGCTAACCGGTGTCTGCTCGGTGCGTTTGGCCAGCTGGTTCAATACCTCTTTGCGCGCATCATCCAATGACACACCGCGCTCGATGAGGTCATCGGCTACCGTATCATCCAGTTTTACCGACCGGACCATCTGCTTGATTTCTGCCATGCGCTTGCGTTCTGCAACCAGCACATCCTGCTTGAGTTTGTCTGCATCCACTTCTGCTGAGCGCTGCCCTTCAGGTGAGGGTGGTGGGTCAGCCTGGATTGTAGTGTTTTCGTTTGGCACTATTTTTTCCTCATTGTTAATTGATCGTCCGATACCTACGGTTGCGTCTGCTGGTATGTCACACAGCGTAACTTCCAGCGGCAACCAGCTGGTTACGCGGTATTCACTTGGCTGGTCTTTATTTTCTTTGATGAGCGTGCGCTCGATGATTCGATAGCCGACGCTGACGTTGGCAATGATGCCGTCCTCGATATCCTGCAATAGGGGCTTCATGTCATCACGGCGGGACATCTTCACCTCGACATAGCCGCGTCCATTCTCGATCCAGGCACGGGTTGTCCGGCCAACTGAGCGCAACGGGGCATTCTCTGTTTTACTCATGCCATGATTGAGCAACACAGGTGCACCGCCATTAAGTCTGGACAAATCGACCTCTTCCGATTTATGACCAAGCACCTCTATCCACGGCCCGTCAAACCAGCTGGAACGTAGATAGGGTTCTTCTGAAGAAAAAGGGAATTCGAGGATTAAATTCTGGCTCTGCTCAGAATCACCGGCAGCTCGCCTGGTGATGGCTAGATCAAAATTTCTGGTGACAAGATTCTGTGACATATACCCAAACCGTGAATGATTTGGGCATATTTAAAATGAATTGAATGGACAAAAATATAAAAAATGTCCTTATTTAATCTTTAGCCAAATTTAGAGTCGATTCAACCATTTTGGCTGTCGCTTCTTCGTTGGGAACGAATGGATATGGGATCCCAATCTTTTCAAACATCGCTATATCTTTTGCAATTTCTTCAGCCAGCTTTTCTGGCGTATACCCTCTCTCACGAGCCGCCTCCGAGAATGATTTGCGATAGGTATTCAGTTCCTCTGTTTCGCTCCTCACATCTTTTAATGGGTCAACCCAATCCCATCTTGGAGTGGTCCAATCGGTTTCGATATTGGATTTTATGCTCGATGAGATTGCGGCTGTATTCAGCCATATGGTCATTACCCTGCGGCAGAACATTGGAATAAAGGTCAGCCATTGAAACTGCTCCACTTCCCGGCGGAAATCAAGTGTTCCAGCACGCATAGATGAATAGTTCGCTTGCGACAGATCGCCTGTCATCTGCTGATACGTTATGCCTATGCCAGCTGCGATGGAATGTAGGCGAGCACTCACGTATTCAGCATACCCGGTCGAAGCAGGCGGATTATTGAACGTGATCTTTTCTCCGCTTGACAAATATTCAACCATTCCAGGGGAAAGCTCTTCCAGCTTTCTGGTTGAGTCGGATTCTGTTTTGACTTGGCCTAACGCGGTATTCTCATCATCGGTTTCTACCACGGCAGTAATGCACGCCTCCGCTGCTTTACGTACCAGCGTGGCTTCTTCATATTCATCCAGATCATTGGTGGTGATCATCGCGGGAGCAAATATGGGCACCCCTCTGGATTGGCCCGGTCTCAGCTTTTCGTAAATATGGATGATATCTTCTGCAGGCACGCGGTAAGATTGCAGTCCTCTGAATTTGGGCGAGCTTTCTCCGGGGTGTTCTTTGTATAACCAGTAAGCAACACGCCGACCGATAGCATCATATTCAATACCGTACTGAATATAGCCGCCGTTTTTCAGATCCTCGAATTTCGATGAATCCAGATAGTCTGGTTCCAGTACCTGAATTTGCAGCGGTACGTTTAACCCATCCTCAGGCCTTCGGTATCTGAAACGGACCAGGCACTCACCGGATTCAAAGATCGTTCTGGCAATGAGGCGCTGTAACCCATAGAAATCAAGTTGCCCATCAGCATCACTTTCATTGATCCAGTTGTCCCAAAGTTTTACCGCTGGCTTATTCTGAATGCTGGGAACGAC